TGTGAAGCTGATAAACTCACGAGGCTTGCTAGAAATGGCCGGTTATCGAAGAAGTCAGTTCCACCCTGTGTAGCGTTCAAGCGTACTCAGTTGGCCCGTGTGACGGAGCCTAAAGTGCGTGTCGTTTGGGGATTCCCTTTTGAGGTAACCCTAGTGGAAGGTCAGTACGCCCAACCACTTATCGACGCGTATGCCCAGATGGATAGTCCGATGTTTATTGGGCGCACAGTTTTGAAAGAGTTACCTCTCTTTATGGATGGTGTCTTTCTGCATGGACAACACGGCTGTGCTCTCGATTGGTCCGGTTTTGACAGCTCACTCAGTCCCTGGCTCATCAGGTTCGCCTTCGATGTGATAGCTGCTAACTTGGACATGTCCGAAGGGAATAAATCAGAGTTGCAATTTGTGGAGGATTACTTCATAAATACACCAATTGTGATGCCTAACGGCAACGTCTTTGTCAAGAAAGGTGGGGTTCCTTCCGGCTCATTCTTCACTCAGCTTGTTGACTCAATTTGCAACTTTTTGGTCATTGTGTACCTGCAGTTGCGACATTGGGAGGGTAGGTGGTCTAAGACTAAGGTCTTGGGCGATGACTCTGTCTTCTCAGTAGCTGAAGGCAATCTGATTGATCTAGCAGCGTGGGCATTAGTAGCTCAAACGGTTTTCGGGATGACCCTGAACGCAAGGAAATCCTCTGTGGTTTCTAGCCCAGGTGAACTCGAGTTCCTCGGCCATTCAGCGAGAGCTGGTAAGGTCAGACGTGATACCACGAAGCTATTGCAGTTGGCTTTGTATCCAGAGTATCGCGTTGGAGGTTCCGACGTGTCGGTGTCTAGAGTGATGGGTTTACTCATTGACTCTGGATTTAATTCCTTCGAGCTATTCATGCTTTATACGCTGATGGTCGGAAAGTACAAAACTAGCGCTGCGTTACGTGACAAATTTATGCGTTACGTAATTCGCCAGGAAATCCCTAGTGGACTCTTGTCTGATGCAAGATTGTGGGCGCTCAGTTAGCG